ACTATCTGTTCAACGCCAAGATTCAGTCGCTCGGGCCGTATGCCCGACTGCTGGATTTCTCCGCCATCATCTACTCCGCGCGCGAGTTGCGCGATGGACGTTTGACCATGGAGGACGTGCGCCTGGTCGCGCGGCTGGTGCAGATCCCGCGGTGGCAAGTGGCGGCACAGGAACTTGTCGAACGTGGTCGCTGGCAGTTGTGCGCCGAGCCGCCGCTCTATGTCATCCACGACTATCTGGAGTATCAGCCGTCGCGGGAGAAGATCCTGGCGAAGCGCGAAGCCGACCGTGTTCGAAAGCATCGGGCGCCTGACGGTCGCTTCGCAGCGAATGGCGCGGCGACATGAATTCCGGCCGGAATCGCGTGGGACTCCGGTCCACCCCGTACCCGGTCCCGGACCCGGAGTTAAGACGGCCAGCCAGGCCGCGCGTGCGCGCGCGACGGCAAGCCGAGCCAGCCAATTTTTATTCTTTCGAAGAGACGGAGGGCGGCCCGCCATGCCGCTGACAGTGGAGCTCGCGCGCGAAATCGCTGCTGAGTGGCGCGTGCGGTTTTTTGATGAGGCCGCCTTTGAAGAGTCCTGGTCGCGCTACTTCGCCGACGTGAAGTTCCCCGACCAGGGCCGACTCGAAGCGTGGCTCGACCGCGACCTCCAGGTCGACCAGGTCAAGCACGCCGGCATCGTCAAAGAGCCGCTGTTGCCCGTCCGTCAGAACCTGGTGCTCGGCGATTGCGACGTGTGCCGCGGCAAATACTTCGTCCGCCACGATTGCGATATCGACCATCCGGACTTCGGCAAGGTCTTCCCCTGCCCAGCTTGTCGAGGCCGACGCTAACCCCATGCATACTCCTGACCCCATGCATACTTGCCATGCTCGGGCTCAGGGTGCGGGCGGGCGACCCTGCCGCAATCGCCCCATGCTGGGTCAAAGCGTGTGTCGCATGCATGGTGGACAGGCTCCACAAGCACGCGCCAAAGCCGACGAGCGCCTGGAAGCCCTCGTACACCCTGCTATCAGCGGCCTGGCTGAACTGATCAACAACGCCGACTCTGATTCGGTCCGTCTCTCGGCCATCCGGGACTTGCTCGACCGCACTGGCTACAAGCCACGCGAGAAGATCGAGACGTCCGGCGAGACCACCATCCGCGTCCAGTACGCCGACATTGCCGTGGCGCATCCAGCTCCTGAACGTACCAATGGTCACGCTTGACATCACGCTGCCCAGGCCACTGGGCTGGCAGCACGAGGTCATGCAGAGCGGTGCCAGATTCTCCGTCCTTGCTTGCGGCAGACGCTCGGGGAAGTCAACGCTCGGTCAGCACCAATTGATCCAGACTGTCCTGGGCGGCAGACCCGCCGGCTACTTCGCGCCCAGTTACAAATTGCTAGGCGAATTCTGGCGCGAACTGCGAACCACGGTGGAACCGGTGACACGCAGCAAAAGTGAGCAGGATCACCGGCTGGAACTCGTCACCGGTGGTGTCCTTGAATTGTGGAGCCTGGATGATCCGAACCCTGCTCGCGGTCGCAAATACGCACGAGTCGTGGTCGACGAAGCCGCGATGGTGCCAAACTTGATGGACATCTGGCAGTTGGCGATTCGACCAACGCTTACGGACTTCGCCGGTGACGCGTGGTTTCTTTCCACTCCCCGCGGACTAAATGATTTCCACGTGCTCTATCAATTCGGGCAGGATCCGCTCCAACTCAATTGGAGGAGTTGGCAGTTGCCGACCGGAGTGAATCCGCATATCGATCCGGGTGAGCTCGAAGCTGCACGTCTGGAGTTACCCGAACGTGCATATGCCCAGGAATATCTTGCGCAATTCCTACAAACGGACGGAGCGGGGGTGTTTCGCGGTGTCGACGCGGTGTCTCGGCTCGAGCCCGCGGAGCCGGCGCCGGGGCATCAGTACGTGATCGGCGTGGACTGGGGGCGCACCAACGACTTCACTGCCATCAGCGTGATCGACGCGACGTACATGGAGCAGGTCGCACTCGACCGTTTCTCCGAAATTGACTACGAGCTCCAGACCGAGCGACTCCACCGCTGGTGCGAGCTCTACCACCCGGTGCTCATCGTGGCCGAGCACAACAGCATGGGCGGGCCGCTGACCGAACGCTTGCAGACGGGCTACGCGCGGCTCCTGGGCAGGGCAAGAGCGGCCCTGCCAGTGTGGGCCTGGGAGGCCACCAACGCCAGCAAGGCCGCGCTCGTGCAGAGTCTAGGGCTTGCCATCGAACGGGGCGACCTCACCCTGCTGGACGACGCTGTCCAGCAGAGCGAGCTGCTCGGCTATGAAGCACAGGTCTTGCCAAGCGGCATGATTCGCTACACCGCACCGAGCGGGCAGCACGACGACACGGTGATCGCGTTGGGGTTGGCCTACCTGGGCGCACAACGGGAATCGACGCCGGTGCCGGCGCGCTCGAGCTACGCGTTCACGGGGCGGCGGCGCTAGTGGCGTTCGTGTGGAGGACGATGGCGATGGAGTGGTGGGCGTGGGTCCTGGTCGGCTGGTTCGTGATGAGCGTCGGGCTGGCCGCGATGATCGCGCGCTGGTTCCGCTGGTTGCGTGATGGATGAGCAACTCGAGCGCGAGGACCTGCTCGCAGGGCTGGACGTGCTAGCCGGCTTGATGGCGTGCCTGGCGGCGATGGACGAGCGGCAGGACGACTACGACGCGTGGCTGGCGCGCACGGTCAACCGCGACTGGGACGGCGTGGCAGAGCACTGGCTGGCCGCGTGACTGAGACCCGTTCGCTGCGCTGGCTGAGTGCGCTTGGCCAGCCCGCACGTGCACCGCAGAAGGCGCCGCCCGCGTCCGGTGTGCTCGAGCCCGATCGTTGGACCATCCCGCAGGAGCTGCGCAACCACCACGCGTGGGCAACCTGGCACTACGCGTACGAACAGAACCGCTGGAGCAAGCCGCCGTACAACCCCGAGACCGGCGACAAGGCGGAGCCGTCGGACTCGAGCACGTGGTCGGACTTCGACACGTGCTACGAGGCGTACCACTCGCAGTTCACCCCGAAGGACGGCGGGCGACCGTACGACGGCGTCAGCTTCGCGCTCGACCTGCGCTGGGGCATTGTCGGCGTCGACCTGGACCATCTCAGCGAGCACCGACTCGAGGCGGACAGGATCGTCCAGATGCTCGGCTCGTACACCGAGTTCTCTCCCAGTGGCGACGGCTATCGGATCTTCGTGAAGGGCGTACTACCCGAGGGTCGAAGGCGCCGCGGGTGGGTCGAGATGTACTGTCAGCGGCGGTTCTTGACGGTCACCGGCCACAAGCTGCCGAACGCGCCGGCGTCGCTCGTGCGTTCCGCCAATCTGTACGCGGTCTGGGATCAGTGGCTGAACCGCGGCTGAGAGGAAACGGACTACCGCCCGCATCCACTTGAGAGTAGAGTGGACGCGCGTCCACCTATGCCCATCGATCGGTCGAAGAAGCAACTCAAGGCACCCGACTCTGAGTACCTGACGTCGCTCCAGACCGAGCTCGGCGACCTGTACAACACCCAGGACCAGGACATCGACCTGGTTCGCGAGCAGCGCGAGATGCGCCGCCCTGCGCTCAGCGAAGCCGACAAGGACTACGTGCTCGTCCACGTGGACCCGCGCGACCCGGACATCACCGAAGAGGCGTTTCAGCAGACCGCCATCCTGACGCTCGAGCGCCCGAAGCTGAGCATCGTCGGCGGCGAGGGCGACACGGCGCAGACCGTCGCGTCCAAATTGGAGCACTTCTGGGAGTGCGGGACCAGGGAACCTGGCTCGGACACCATGACGCAGGTCACCGACGCGACGCTGAACGACGGTGGCGGCTGGGCGAAAATCCTGTGGCAGAGCGATCTCTGGTCGGAGCGCTACGGCATCCCGTCGCCGAAGTCGGGCGACTCGACCGAGGCGTACACGGCGTACGACAAGCAAACCGAAGAGGCCAAGAAGCGAGCCGGGCCGCCGTTCGTGTGGGCGTACGTCGACCCGCGCAAAATCTACCCGCAGTGGTCCAACGGCTACCTGTGCGAGGTGCTCGAAGTCTCGCAGATGCCGATGCGCTCGGCGTTCCGACGCTACCGGCTGGGCTACGACTCGCAGGGCAACATTGTCCCCGAGGAGCTCGGCCAGGCCCAGAACATCATCGAAGCCAGTCGGAACATGCTGAGTTCGGTGACGTTCCTCGAGCACTGGGACGACACCTGGGTCAGTTATGCCATCTGCGGCCAGAACTACCAGGGCGACCCGACGGGCTACATCGTCAAGCAGTTCAAGCACAAATACCCGTTCGGGGTGCCGTACGACTACGCGCCAGGGTTGACGATGAACTGGTGGCGGAACCGCAAAGTCGGCTGGGGCATCGGTCGCACCAAGCTCTGGCTCGTGCAGTACCGCCAGTACCTGCGCGCCATGCACGCGCAATATGTCGCTCGCGACCTGCTCAGTCCACTCGTCACGTACGGCGAGACGCCCGCCGCGGCCATCATCGGCGACGACGGCCTGCCCAAGGAAACCGATACCACGGTCCACCCCGGTGAGATTCTGAACCTGCCGCCAGGTCGCCAGCTGCAGCGCATCCAGTACCCGGACGCGGCCACGCTCGAAAAGCACATGGCGCTGATCGACGGCGCGATCCGCGACCTCGAGTCACCGCGGGTGACCACCCTCTCGGGCATGGAGGGCGCCGGCTTCGCGATCAGCCAGGTGCTCAGCTACTCGCGCACTCGAGTGGGTCCGGTGCGCCACGGCATCGAAAGTTTGCTCAAGGGCCAGACCGAAAAGCTGTGGGCATTGATCCGCGATCGCGCGAACGAGAAGGTCTACGTGTTCTCGGGCGGTGTCGACGTCGGCTCGGGCAAGGCCGCGGCGGAGTTCATCGGCTTCGGGCCCAAGGACCTCGAGCGCCCGATGCGCATCAAGTGGGAAGTCCAGGCCCAGCTCCCGACGGACGAGATGATCATGGCGCGCTACGCCCACGAGCGTCTCGCCGCGGGCACGTACGGCAAAGACGAGGCGGTCACCTACCTCGGCGACAACCCGGATGAGATCCGGAGATCCATCGCGCGGGACAGAATCCGTTCGAGCACGGCCTACGAGAAGTGGCTCGATGCCGAGGT